AGGATCGTGATGCCGCTCGTCGGCGAGCAGATCTTCAGCGCCTCCGGCCAGCCGTCTTCGCAGCCGGGATTCCATGCGTGGATGCCGTTCAGAGAGCGCATCACATCACCTTACGCGAGCTTCTCCGTGATCTTCACGATGTTGTACCCGTCGTTTGGGAACGTCTCGGGGTCAGTGTCCGGCCAGGTCACCTCTACTTCCGCGTAGAAGGTCCCGGCCGTATCGCTATCCCCTGCCTGCCACTCATATTCACACTTGCCGCGGAGGGCCTCGGTGCCATCATCGCGATTGATCATCTCCGCGTCGACCTTGATCGCACCGCCAGGCGTTTTCATATGCAGCCGCACGGCGGTCGCCGTGCTGATATTCACAGGGTTCTTGTCGGCGTCCTTCAAGATCACGACGTAGGAGGGCCGCAAGTTTCCCTGCTTCAGATAGAATATCTCACTCACCCCGCCTGCACCTCCGCGTAGGTTCGACCATCGTCGACGAGCGCGGCGAACGTCCGGCCATCGGTCACGAGCACAGCATACGTGGGCGACTTGACGGCCGGGATCGCCCCCAAGCCAAGGATGCTCGCCGCCAGCGCCGCGGCGAGCGCCGTGGCCACCGCCGCCGGCATCGCCCCGCCGCTTTGGAACTCCGCCGCTAGGGCCTGAGCCGTGGCGGTCGCGAGTGCCGCCGCAAGGATCGACTGGCCGCTCAGCGTCGCCGCCGGGCTGAGGGCCGTCGCCGTAGTCAACATCGCCGCCAGCACGGATCCGCTTTGGAGCTCCGCGCTGGGCGCGAGCGCCGAGGCCGTGACGAGCTGCGCGAGCAGCGTGCTCGCCGAGACTCCGATGAGCGCCGCCGCGGGCGAGGCTGCCTGCGCTGTCGTGAGGGCGGCGAGGAGCGCGCTGCCGGCGTTGAGCGAGGCCACCGGGCTTAGGGCACTGGCGATCGCGAGCTGTGCCGCGAGCGTGGCCGCGCCCTCGGCGGTGATGACGGCCGCGGGCGCCAGGGCGGTGGCGGTCACGAGCTGTGCGGCGAGCGTCGAGCCGGCGTTGAGGCTCGCCGCCGGGCTGAGCGCCGTGGCGGTCGTGAGCGCCGCAGCGAGCGTCGAGCCGGAGAGGAGGCCAGCACTCGGGGACAGCGCGCTCGCGGTGGTGAGCGCGGCGAGGAGCGTCGAGCCATTCTGAAGCGCAGCCGCCGGCGACAGCGCCGAGGCCGTCGTGAGCTGGGCCGCGAGCTGCGCGCCGCCTTGGAGCATCGCCGCGGGGCTCTGGGCGGTGGCCGTGGCAGCCTGAGCCTGCAGCGCGGAGCCCGAGTTGAGCGATCCGGCTGGCGAGGATGCGCTCGCCGTGCAGAGCGAGGCGGAGAGCGTGGCCGCACCGCCACCGGCCGGTGCCTTTACTACAGTCCAGTAGCCCCGTCGTGTCCAGTACAAATCCCACCGAGTGACGGGATCGTACATCTGCCATACTTCGGTAGGCGAGAACCAGCGATTATAGATGCGAGCGTCGCCAAACTGAGCATCGGTGTACCTATTAGCAGCACTGTCGTAGCCGATTTCCGTTGGATAGGTGTCAGTGTAGCTGATCGAGCCGGCACGGGTAGAAGCCGATTGAGCTACTTGAACCCCATTGATGTACCACCTCGCATAGTCGCCGCTTTTCCACGTTCCCAGAAGTAGATAATCTTCATTCGCGGATAGTCGAGACTCTGAGGTTCCTCCACATCCAACATAGCCACCACTGACAACCACACCAAAAGAGGCATCCGTTGTCGAGTCGTTGCCCGACAGCTTGATGACATAGCAGAACCACGGGCTGGTGGTGCCCGAGCGTTTGACAAGGCACTCCTCATCTTTGTGGAAAGTAGTCGTTGTCACTCTGACCCATATCGCCAACGTTATGGCTGTGGTAGGGTCTTTGATGTTGCCGAGATCGGTCTTGCTGGTCGTGCCGTTGTAGGAGTTAAGTCCACCCAGCGAGCCGCCGGTCGTTACATGGCTCACAGCCGTGTGCGTGCCGTGGCGACCTCGGCCACTCAGGTCGCGCAGCACGCTCGCCCCACTTGACGCCAAGGGCGGCCACCAGCCCACCAACCCCTGGGCCTGTGCTGAGTCCTTGTTCAGGCTGAACGGCTCGCTCGGTGGCAGCAGTAGCCTACGCAACAGTCTCTCCGTAGGTGGTGTAACGTACCGTGTTGCTCGCTGCGGCGAGGTCTTGACCAGTCTTGTTCTCGATGAGCAGCTTGAAGTGACCGGCCGGGACCGGTAGGCCAGCTATCGTCACCGTGCGGGCATTGGTCGCCGCGTCGAAGGCAGCCGAGCAAAGATGGTTGCTCGGACTAGGATCGGTCGAGGCATCGCCATACGAGAATGTCACGCCACCGTCTACTGACGGCAGCAGGTACACCGCGATGTGCGCGCCGGCAGACCGAGCCACGCCTTGGGCGGCGAGCGCGATTTCGAGAGTCATGTACCGCGCAGTGTTGGCGGCGATTGCTGCGCCGAGCACGTTACCGTCGTTGGCAAGGCTGTTTAGCTCAGCACCTAGGTAGTCAGTTTGTGCCGGCGGTGCAGTCCACGTTACGGCGCCCATAGCCTACCCCCTAGACCAGCAGCACGGTGTTGACCCAGTTCTCCACGATGGTCTGGAGCTGGGCGTCGGTCAAGACACCATCAGTACTCAGCGTCGTGGCGTCGGTGGCCACGTACTTCATCGCCTGCTCGGCGTCGCCGTCGACCTGAGAATCCAGCTTGAGCGCCGAGTTGCACCAAGTCTGCTGGTTCGCTGTCGCCCCTGCCCCTAGCGCCTTAAGGTACTGGGCATACTTGACGAGCGCCACCTTGACGCGAGCCTCTATTTCACCGTTGGCGCGCCATAGGTTATAAATGCCCTTGTAGTCGAGAGCCATAGCTACACCTCGCCGTAATCTTGCCTATCCCGCCCACTCCTGCAGCCTCTTGAGCAGGTCGGCCGGGTACCCCTCGCACCAGTCGCCCTCGGCCGTGCTGGCGACGTACGTCCCTCGATGGGTCGGCCCCTCGAGCCGGACGACGTCGTGCAGTACGAACGTGCCGACCTTCTTGAGGGCCGCCGGGTCGGCCTCGAGCACGTCGTCCCGGATCGGGCTGCGTGGGTCGGCCGGATCTTTGCGCAGGTCCGGCCGCACCTCGTTAGTGATCACCTTCAAACTGCCAGGCACCTTGACCAGTGCCTCGAGCTGCGCGACCGCCAGTTGCTCGTCCATTTCTCCTCCTGCTAATTGGTGATGATCTTATGCCGGCGCACCCACCGTGATCTCACATAGTCCGCTCGCGTTCCACTGAACGCGAAACTCGCCGTTGTTGGAGCTGATGTCGGCGTCCGACTGTTGGTAGGCGATGAGCGGCGAGGTGCCCGCGACGCCCGTCTGCCGGTCGCTCACGACGGCGACGCGGGCCGTGATCGTGGAGGCGGCCCACACGGCGTCGTTGGCGTCCATCGTGATCTTGTTCGTGGCCCCGGTGTAGGTGATCGTCTTGCCGGCGAGTTGCACGCCGCCGGTCGCGTAGTTGCCCGAGGCCGCGTGCTCGTTGCTCAGGTCATCGACGTAGTCATGGACGTCTTGGTCAGGGACATAGAGCGACGTGTGCAGCGTGCAGTGGATCGCATCGTCCAGCCAATCGATCTCCTTGTTGAAAGCCGCCAAGAAAACCTTGCCGAACAGAGCGCCAACGACTGCCATCTAGCTACCTCCTGAGTTATTCCGCGCGGAAACTTCCGGCGGCTCTGCTCCGGGCACCTTGGCCAAAGCGTCCCGCAACGCCTTCGGTACTGGCACGCCAGCGCGTGTCGCATTCTCAACGATACTCAGTCCCTCGTGCGCGATCAGGAAGCCGGCCACCGCGCTGGGCAAGATACCAGCGAGCTCCGGAGCGGCTGCCGCGTTGAGTAGATAGGCTACGCCCACCAGCAAGAGCATCATGGCCTTCTTCCCCGCGCCACGGAACGAGACCTCACTCGAGAGTGACCTCGTCACGTAGCCGGCGAGCAAGCCAGAGACGACGTCGCCGAGCATCATTAGGATCAGAATCTGGACGAGGGGAGCCAGCCCACTCCACAGCTCGACCATCACGGCCGCGGCTAGCCCGAACAGCCTGACCGCCCACGCGGTCCACGTGTCGATTTGCATGTCTACCCTTCCCTCCTTTCAACTCGGGGCTTGTGCCGACCCGCTCCCAGCCGAGCGGGATCATGGCAGCCAAAGCGCGCGAATCCAGCGGTAGCCCACTGCCCCGTTGCCATTGAGCTCTGCCGTGTGGACGTCCAGACCGCAGACATGCTCGGTGGCCGAGGCTACGGCGATGACGTGCTGAGCGAACAGGCTCGAGATGGCCGAGCCGCTCCTGCGCACTTCAGGCCCATTGTCGGCGCCGACTCCCACCCGGATGTACGTCAGGTCATCCGAGAGTATCTCGGCCGCCGCCATGATCAGGAGCAGGCCGTAGGCGCCGCCCGGCGTGATCGATACCGTGAGCACGTCGGAAACCCAGTTGTTCTGGTTGGTGCCGTTCCATGTGGCGGTCGCTGAGGCAACGGCGGTAAGAAAGCCCTTGTGCTCGAGCGCGTTCGCCCCGGCGTTGACTACCGGCCACTGGCCGGCCGTGCCGATGCCGAGACGGGCGAGGGCATTCGCGCCAGTCGCGTAGCATATGTCGCCGGCGGTCGTCACTTTGCCCACGAACGATTCCGCCCAGTTGTAGTAAGTGCTGCCGTTCAGGGTCACCGCCGTGACCGTCTCGCCCGCAATGTAGAGGTGGTTGCTGTAGGCCATTTAGCCTGCCCCCCTTCCGCGGTCCCGCAGGAGCTCCTTCACTCGCTCCGTCTCGGCCTCGAGGTCATCTATGCTCTGGCTGGGCACCCAGGAGCGGATGGCGATGACGCGGCGCGCATCGACGTCGCGCGGTAGCCGTGCCGGTCGCTCGAGCAGCGTCCGCTCGATACGTTGGAGGATCTCCTCGTCGGGCCACTCGACGTCGTACCGGTTGCCACACAGTACGCAGGTCGTGTGGTCTATTCCCGGGGTGCAAGCGATGCCGGCGCCGCAGTCGCACTCGATCGCCCAACGCGAATCGTTCACGAAGACTTTCTGCGAGCCGATAATGTGCTTGATCGCGATGCCTCTCATCGCTAGTGCGGACTCGATCTTCCGTTCCACCTCGGCCTCGGTCGGGATTGGCCCGCCATCAGGATGAACGAAGCGATCCATCACGTCCGCTCGGCGCATGATCCTGTCGTTTCGCATGAGCCCTCCTAGTATCCGAGCACCGTGGTTTCCCCTAAGACCGCGTAGGGGGCGAACTCGTCGTCGCCGTTTGTGACATGCCAGTATTTGGTCGGATCAGAAGGCCAGAGCGTCCAGATGAACTGCCAGCGAAACTCCTCGCTGATCAGAACCTCGATGCACTGCACCTCGTAGTCAGCCTCGATCAGCGCGCCGCCGCCGGGCCGCCGTCGGATGGTGTAGCGATCGCCGATCTCGGTGCCCAGCACGATCGGCCAGAGCCGGTCGTCCCCCTCCGGATCGAGCACGATCGTCTTGATCCGCCACTGCGGATCTTTTCGCCGCGCGAGCAGCCAGTTTGCGCGGTCGGCCATCTCGCTGTCGCTCGCCGCCAGCAGGTCCGTGTCTGGCAGGGTGCGCGCGAAGTGGTCGAACTTCGAGGCGCCGTCGCTCGCCGTCTGCGCCGCGCCGTTCTTCCTCTGACAGACCACCTCGTTGTAGAGCTCCGAGTCATCGTAGCTGGGCTCGAAGTCCACGTAGGGCAACTCGTCGCCGCCGCCGTCGCCGAAGATCGCCTTGGGGGTCTGGTGATCCGGACGCAACAGGTAATGGCGGTCCCGGAAGTACAGCGCCCCCTCGCGGCCCATAAAGAGCTGCCCGTACTCGGCCTTCTCGACGTCCTGCAGGTGTGCCAGGGCGTCGACCTTGTCGCTAGCCGTGAACGTCTGGGCCTGCACCGTAGTCTTGCCAAGCATCACATAGCGGTCGCCACTCGTCGGGGCGAGGATGGTGCTCGTGCCGAGCTGCGAGTTGGATAGCGAGTCGAGTACCCAGGCGTCGCCCGTGGTCCAGCCGATGTCGTCGAGCACCTCGTTGACCCGCTCACTGGAGAGCTGCTCCGCGTAGGCCTTGTTCAGGATCTTCTTTGCCAGCACCTTGAAGCCATCGGTGGCCGTCAGCGTGACGTAGAAGTCGCCGACCTCGAAGGCGGGCGGCCAGCCGTCGACGTAGCCCGCGAACATCGGGTAGGTGACACCGGCCCAGACGGCGCTCTGCCAGAGGCGGCGGGTCGGCTTGAGGTTGCCGTAGTAGGGGCCGCCATAGTACGAGTAGCTGTTGTGCGCGGCGCCGGCCCACCGACAGTTATCGAGGCCACCAATCACAGGGTAGTGCGTGACGGTAGGGCCACTCTGCAGCTGGACGTCATCGATCCGGACCGTAAACGTATCCCCATTGTCGAGATTCGTGATGTCGAGCATTGCCCGCACCTTGGCCGACAGCACCGGAGCGACGACGTTCAGCACCTCCAGCATCACCCAGTCGCCTGTGACGGCAGTCAGCGAACTAGACCCGTACTCCCCCACGAGCGTATCGTCAGCCTGCCTGATCTGAATCACTATCCTGATGGCGCAGCCGGAGATGACCGAGACGTCTAGGGTAGCCTTGAGCGACCATGAATCGCCGGGGACAGTGCTGGCATACTCCGTTTCCATCACGGTGACGCGACGCGTGGCCGTGAGGCCGGAGAGCGGGAACATAGTCAGTACGCACTGGCTGTATCCCACGCCTCGAGGGGTGCCTATGTCTTGCAAGAAAGTGATCTGCCCGTTCAGCTCCGAGCTTGAGAGCCATCGAGTCCAGCCGGAGCTGAGGCCGGGAATCGAGCCTACTCCGCGCTCGAAGGTAGGGTCTTTGCAGTAGTTCTCAATCTCACCGGCGAAAGTCGGATCGAAGCGCCGATCTTGGTTGTCGAGCACGCCCGAGTAGGTGCCAGCTTGAAACGGCTCCCGCGGATGCGACCGGCCGCGCCTGATGTGGATCGGCCCCCGGATCTTGCCGGTCACGTCGATCTTGGTCGGCGCCTCCGTGGGCCGTGTGCTGAGGGCGAGCTGGCTTAGCAGTGCTGGCTGGGACATTTCACCGCCCCCAGATGCGGCCGCCGTTGCGGTCGCCGTGCTCGATGTGCTCCTGTCGCATGATCTCGGCCACGATGCGGCCGTTCATCTTCACGTAGACCGGCTGTTTGGCCAGCGCCATGGCGAGCCGGTCATAGTCGATGATGCCGCCCCGATCCAGCGGGGCGACGAGCTCCGGCCGCCCGTTCATCGCCAGCGCCGCGATGGTCGGGCCCGTGACGATGGCGCCGGTATCCAGCGTCGGGATCAGCGGGATGTCCGGCGTCTCGATCTTCCAGCCACCCCACTCGCCGCCGCCCATCCAGTCCGGCTTCTTCACTGAGGGCAGCGTGAAGCTGAGATCGTTCCACGCCTGCAGCAGATTGTTGAGCATCGCGATCACGGCATTGATGCTGTCCTTGGCAAACTGAGTGTAAGCCTCCCAGTTCTTGCCGGCGTTCTTCGTGAACTCGCCCCATCTACGTCCCGCCTCGTCGGCGAAGCCCTGCCACGCCTTCCCCAAGTCGTCGATGCCGCGCATGATCGGCTCTTTCATCAGCCCCCAGCCGATCGCGACCGCGGCGAAGGCCCACACGAGCGGCCCGCCGAGGAATGCGGCGATGAGCCCCACCGCGGTGAGGATGCCGCCCAGCAAGAGCCGGTTCTCGTCTACCCACCTGGCGGTATCGCGCAGCCAGCCCACGGTGTCGGTGCCCAACCGAACCATGTTGCCCAGGAACCGCACGACGTCCTTGGCGTTGTTCGTGAGCCCCCGGACGTCCTCCACGGCCTGCCCGCTCCCGATCCACTCGAAGAAGCCGACCATCGCCTCCTTCGCCTTCGGCCCGATCTCCTCGAGCCCGCCGGCTAGCACGTCGCCGATGGCCTCGCCCCACGCCATCACCTGCGGCTCGTTCGCGTCGAGGTACCCCAGCAGGTCGGCAAGGCTCTCCTTCGCTCTCGCGAAGACCGGCTTCCCCATCACCTTCTCGAACTTGATCCAGATGTCGCCGAGGTTGGAGACGATGCCGCGGAAGGTGGTCATCTGCTCGGCCATCATGCCCTTGAAGCGGACGTCGAGCGCCTCCTTGACCCGGGCGAGGGCCTCTTCGGTGGGCGTGACCAGCGAGCCCTGGGCGTCCCACTTCAGCCCCTCGATGTCGCGCAGGTTGATGCCGAGGTACCGAAACGCCTCGACGGCCTCGCCGAGCTGGCCCGCGGAGAGCCGGCCGAAGGCGGAGATCACCTGCTCGACGGGCTTGCGCATCCCGGCCGCGACGTTGCCGACGGTGTCGAAGTAGTCGACGGCGTTGAGGCGGAACGCCATCAGGAGATTCGTCGCCTCGGTGAGCTCGGGGATGTTGAAAGGCGTGCCGGCCGCCTTCTTCTCGATGAACTCGAGCATGGCAGCGGCACGCTCCTCGGCGCTGCCTAGCGTCCGGCCGACGAAGGAGGCGAGGTCGGCGTACATCTGCTTGAGCTGGTTGACGCCGCCGCCCTGCGTGCGCTGAACCCTCTGCATCGCCGCGGCGTAGCCCTGACCGGCCTTGGCGATCGCCTCCTGGGCGTCGCGCACTGTGCGCGCGTACTGCCGGGACTCCTCCGCCTGCCGCTCCTTGAGCGCCGCCAGCTTCTCGGCCTCGGACTCCTTGTAGGCGGCGAGGTCCTCGTCGTACTTCGCCTTGCGCTTGGCCACCGCCGCGGCGTACTCGGCCTCCTCCTCGGCCATCCGCCGCTGGAGCTCCGCTACCTGTCGATCGTGCGACTCGCGCGCCGCGGCCTCCTCCGCCTCGTACCGCGCCTTGGCCGCCGCCTCCGCCGCCGTCAAGGCCTCCTTGGCAGCGTTCTCTTCCTCGACCTGCTTGGCCTTCTCGCGCGCCTGAAACTGCGCGAAGGTCTGGTTTTGGAGCGACTGCTCCTGGGCGAGGCGGCTGCGCAGGGAGGCAAGGAACGCCTGATCGGCGCGCGCGCCCTTGGCCTGCTCCTCGGCAATCGCCTGCTGGATGAACTCGGCGTTGCGCTCGGCCGCTTCCCGCTCGCGCAGGAACCGGTCGGGGGCTGTCCGCGCCTCCTCGGCGAAGCGCTGCCGGATGGTGGCGATCTCCTCCCGGTAGCGCCGCTGTCGGTCGGCCATCTCCTCGTCGAAGCGCCGGCGCCGCTCCGCGCTCTGTCGGGTGAAGGCGGCGCTGTACTCGTCGAGCTGCCGGCGAAGGCCGTCCATCGTGCGGCCGTGGCTGCCGGAGAGCTCGGCGAGCGAGTCGCCGAGATCCTTGGCAAGGCGCGCGAGCGAGCGGGTACCCTCCTTCTCGAGGTTCCCGAACTCCTTGGCCAGCTTCTCGAGGGCGTAGCGGTGGTCTTCCGCGGCGTCCGCCATCCGCTGTTGGGCGTCCTGCATCGAGGAGGCAGCTCCCGCCGTGGCGGCCGCGAGCTCCTCCTGGGACATCGCCGCCTTGCTCGACTCCGCCGCGGCGTCCGACATGAGCACCTTGAACGACTGGCGCATCGACTCCACCTCGGCGTTGAAGTTGAACATGCCGCCGACGGCGCTCTGGATGGCGCCGGTGATGCCGCCCAAGGCCTGCAGGCCCAGCATCCCCGTCATGAAGCCCGCGGCTTGCGACGCGACGCTGCCCAGCATCGAGCCCAGCCCGCCCAGGGCGCTCGACGTCGCCCCGGCGGCCTGCTGGAGCCCCTTGAGGGAGTGGCTCGCCGCCTGCACCGGCCGGCTCAGGCCGTCCTTGCCGACTACGTAGACTTCGACGACGTTAGACATCTGCCCCTGCTACTCGTTAGGATTCTGGCGCGCCCGCATACGCGCCACCTGCAGCGCCTCCCAACGCTCTACCCAGAGCGCGGGCGCCTTCTCGATCTCCCACGGCGGAACGTGCCACGCCTCCGCCAGCAACAGCTCCTCTACCCAGTCGGGGGGCTCGACGGGGTGCCCTCGGAGGGCGAGGACGAGTCGCTGGCGCTCGCCGGGGGGACTGTCGACGCCCCCGCCGCCCTGAACAAGGCGTCGAACTGATTGGCCGAGAGCTTCGCGAGCGCCTCCTCGACGGGTGTGCCGTCGTCCGTGGCCAGTCGCGGCACGACGAAATCCTCGGCCTCGTCGAGGGCGCGCAGGATCTCCACCGGATCGTTGGAGCGCTGCGCGGCCATCATCCGGGCGTGGATCTGTCGATAGCGCTTGCGCTCGCGCCACGAGCCCTCCTCGTCGGGATCGATCGGCCGGATGAAGAGCTTCGTCTTGCGCTCTGCCTCCACGGCCTCCGGTTTCTCTTGCTCGGGCATAGGACCTCCTGTTTATTCCGCGCGGAATTGGATCATGCGAACACGGTCGTTCGGGCGGTCGTGACGATCACCTGCAGCATGTAGGTGTTGGTCGGATCGTAGACGGCGTGGAGCGTCAGCTCGTAGGTGCGCGTGCCCTCGTCTTCGCCGCCGAGGTCGACGAGCTTCCAGGCGCCCGGGATGTCGACCGTGATCTTTTCAGTGTCGGGCCCGGCGCCGATCAGGGCATTGTTGCCGAACTCGAGCCGGACGATCCGCTTCGTCGCGGCGTCCCAGTTGTTGTACTCGGTGAGCGCTGCGGCCGGGCTCGCCTCGAACCCGATCTTGGCCTCGACCTCTACCTCGCCGATCGACATGGCGCCGGCGTTCAGGGTGTTGTCGCCGAAGTACTTCCGCTTGAGGTTGTTCTTGAGCGAGACGTCCCACGAAAGGAGCGTGTTCGCGACGTTCGTGCCGCCCGGCGCCGCCCCGAAGGCGTCGATGTACATCTTCGATTCCCAGCCCTCGAAGACGGCCGGGACGCGATCGGTCAGGCCGCCGGTGTGCGCGTTCGGGATCATCGCCTTGCCGAAGACCTCGCCCGTGAGCAGGTTCTCACCGGCGATCGAGCCGGCGATCTTCAGCGAGTCGGCGTAGACGCCAGCCGCCTGCCACGCGCGCGCGCCGTCGTGCCACTCTACCGTCGCGCTGTCGAGCGTATCGCCCGGCGTGTAGGTCCACGTCTTCGTCGCGCCGGCACCCTGGCCGGTGACACCGCCCTTCAGCCCGATCTCGAGTAGCTCGAGGATCTCGGCGGACATGGGCAGGACAAGCGTGCCTCCGACGCGGGTGGGCCCCAGGGAGAGGTTGCGAGTCGTCTGCCGGCTCGCCGTCAAGAACTTGTGGATCCGCGGCTCCCGCTCGCGCGTGAGCTTGGGATCCCGAAAGTACATCCGACGGGTCGCCGCGACCGGCGTGCCGTAGGCGACCTCCTTGCCGAATTGGACCAGACCCCGCCAGGTCTCTCCGGCCATCTAGCTACCCTCCTCCGGCGCCGGGTCCGGCGCCACCTCGTACAAGACACCACTGTCGACGAGCCGGCGCTGCTCGTCCGATAGCGCCGCGTATTCTTCGTGCGTTAGGTCACGCGCCGGCACGTCTTGGTAGAAATGCCGGTACCCCTCGCGCTCGCCGGTGTACTTTGCCTTGATGTCCACGGCCACCTCCTACGGATAGTTGCGAGACTGCTTGACGCGCACCAGTACCGGGTAGCGTCGGAACTCCTGCCCCGCGATCGGCACGTACTGCGGATCGTCGGCCCCCGAGAAGTCCGCCTCGAGCGACTCCACAGTGCCCGCGAGCGTGCGGTCGTCGAAGAGAGCCTGCTCCAGCTCCTTCAAAAGATCGGCGAGTGTGCGCTCTGCCGTGCTGACGTTGCCGTCCGTACGGTAGCCGAACGTAATCAAGAAGTTCTGCCAGAGCGAGCGCAAGCCTGCCGCCTTGTCCTTGGGATTGAGCCCGCCCAGGGTGACGTAGGCGGAGACCTGATTGCTCAACGAGCCCGGGACGCCGATCTGCACGTCCTGCATGCTGGCCAGCCCGGAGACCAGCGTCTCGAGCTGATCGAGCACCGCTTTCGGATCGTAGGCCATCTACGCCGCCTCCCGGTATTGGCTCCGCAGCCCCCCGCCGCGCCTGACCTCCATGTGGTAGCTGCGCCGCAGGTGAGACGTGCGCCGCCACTTCGGCTTGCCGCCCCGGCCCATCGGGATCGGCACGCTGTAGACCCGCTCGAGCAGGAGCTGCTTGGTCCGCATCAGCACGTCCAAGCCCGCGGCCTTCAGCGCCGCCAGCACCGCAGCCGCGCCCCGCGGCAACGCCTCGCGCACGCGGCCCGGAATGGTCGGACGCACCTCCTGAAAGGCGTCCGTGAGGGCAAAGCTGCCGCCCAGCCGGCGCGCGAGCCGGCCGTCCCGCCGCCGGCCGAACTCGATGCCCCAGGAGTAGACGACGTCGGTGCCCACGCGCACGACGGTCCGCCCGAAGGTGGCCGCCGCCCCCTGAATCTCTCGAAGATAGGCCTCCGCTTCGCGCAGGCCCATGACTCGCACTTCCATCACGAGGACCTCACTAGGTCGCAGCTCCGGTAGACCACCCCGCCCGACGGCGGCCAGGTCGGCGCCGCGAGCGAGCCAGCGACCACGTTCCACCGTTCGCCGGCGACCTCCACCTGGGCGCGCTCCGGCATCTCGTAGTCGGGTCCCCACACGAGCCGGCGCATGGAGACGAGCTCCGCGCGCTCCGAGGCCGACGTCGCCCCCTGGGCGGAGACGATGGCCACCCGGCAGGGCAGATCGTCCTTGGCCAGGACCGTGTAGGCGCCGGTGGCCGGATCGGACGTGTAGACATCACACAGCTTGTCTAGCAGCACGGTCGGGATCGTCGGCGTCCTAGCCACCCTTCACCCTCCTCGGCCAGCGTCCGAACGCCAGTACGAGCAGCCACGGCGCGAGCGGCTCGAAGATGCCGAGCGATGGGCCGAAGATCACCCGGTCGATGATCCACACGCGCCAGCGGCTATCCATCGCGTCCCGCCTAGCCATCGCGCAGCACCTCGTTTTGCAGCCGCTCGCGGTACCCGAACGTATCGCCCGGGTAAACCATCTCGGCCACGTCGAAGGCCGCGCCCTCGTCCGCCGCCTCTTCCTTGTCGGCCTGCTCGCGCAGCTTGTCCGCGCGCTGCATCAGGGCCCGGGCCACCGCCGGGCCGTCCATCGAGAGCTCGAGCGCGCGGATCACCTTCGTAGTGAGCGCCTCGTCGGAGGCGATGGTCTCGAGGGCGAGCGCCGCCGCCCGCTTGACGACGTTCGACTCCATCGTCAGGAAGGCGTCGACCTCGTCGTCCTGAAAGATCTGGCTCGAGTAGTTGGTGTCCTTGACGAGCAGGCGCACCTTGCCGCGGGTCGTGCTCAGGTCGTAGCTGAAGGTCATTTCCCTGCCTCACCTCGTCCGGGCGTGCCGGTGGCTACAGGCCCCGGCCCCTCATTAGTGATGAGTGGAAAGTGATGCGTGATGAGCCCCCACCCTTCCCCACTCATCACTCGTTACAGATCGACCTCCCCCACGTGCGCGAGCACCGCCGGCGCCATTACGCGCTGGGCATCCCGCGCCGCCTTGACCGCGGCCACCAGCGCCGCCTTCTGCTTCGCAGGCGTCAGCCCGGCGAGCAGCGCCAGCGGCACACTGGCGATGTACTCCACCGCCCCGTCCGTCTCCTCGACGCGCACCGCGAGGTAGGCATCTGTCCCGTCCTTCCACGCCGAGACAATCGTCCCCTTCACGAATCCCTCCCCCCTTAGACGATGTACGCATACTCCACGGAGTAGGTCCAGTTGCCCGCCCCCGAAGGCGTCACGGTCGCCCGCCACACCCGCGGCAGCGGGAAGTTCGCCGTCAGCTCCACCCCCGTGCCGCCGCCAGCTGCACCCACGCCCGGATAGATGATGATGTCGTAGTTCCCGACCCCGCCGCCGAAGTCAGCTCCTGCGCCCACCGCCAGCCCGGTGTAGTTCGAGTCGTTCGACCGCGCATCGACCCGCAGCGCCAGCGTCTGCCCGCCGCCCGGGTTCACCGTCACGTTCAGGCGCACCCACACGCCGCGGCAGTTGTAATTGATCTGATCGGCGCTGCTCGTCAGGGCGTTGCGCACCGCCGAGGGCAAGAGCGTGCCGGCGACGTTGTTCCGCCAGCGCTCCCAGTTCGTCCCGCCAAAGGCGTGATGCGCGGCGACCGCCTTCAGGTACTTGTGTGAAGTTGCCTGCGCGTCGGTGTCCGCGTCCCGAACCGAGACGCGCTGCCCCTGCCCCGTGTCCGGGTTGCGCCCGATCAGATAGGCCGCCACCGACAGCACGTTAGTAGGCGCCTGATCCATTGCATCGTTGATCGCCCCCGCCACCAGCAGCGGCTGCCCGTCCGGGCCATAGAGGCGTACGGCAAGGGGATTGTTTTCGTCTATCGGGTTGCCGCCAAGGATATGGCCCATCTGCCCTCCCCGATCCCGGGTACCGCACCCTAACCAGATGCGGTACCCGTAGTCTCCGCTTACGCGCCGCTTCCGTTGCTCGCCACGCTTGCCTTCGGATCCAGCCTGGTCCCGCCGATGATGTGCATGCCCTTGTAGCGGATCTCGTTGGAGTCGAAGTCGCCCAGCGCCGGCTCGAGGCCGCCGCCGACCCGCTGCGTGTTCGGCGCCTTCTGGAAGAGCGCCGGCTCCTCGTAGCCGCGCAGGAAGGTCACCTCGAGCGCGGGCCGGCCGACGTTGGGGTCGGCGAACAGGAACCAGCTCGTGTTGCCGTTGGCCGCCGTCGCGACGATCGGGATGTAGGGGTCGACGACGAGCCGCACGCGGTTGCGCATCCAGTTCTGCGCCTTGAGCTGCTGCTGGGCCGTGCCCGCCGCGGCATTCGGGTCGATCGTGATCTCGGTCGCGTTGATGATGTTCTGCGCCGTGATTTCGAGCGCCGGCGGCACGACGAGCACGACGACGTCGATGAAGATCGGCTCGCCGTTGGCGTCGACCATCGCCGCGAGCACCTGCATCGCCGTCTGCAGCCCCGTAATAGAGAGCGCGGGGTTGCCAGTGACGATGTTGGCGTTGCCCGCGGTGTAGAGCGAGGCGTGCGGGCCGTTCGCGTCGACGTAGAGCTGCGTGGCAAAGCGCGACTCGGTGCGCCGCGCCCCGCGCGCCAGCCGGGCCGGTAGGTCGCGGAAGGCGTCGAGATCGTCGTTGATGAGCATGCGCCAGTTGATCCCGAAGGCCTTCTCGTAGACCTGCACCTGGGTCAGGTACCCAGTCTCGGCGAGGTCGTCGCTCTGCTTGACCGCGGTTTGCTCGGGCTTCAGATAGTCGGGGTAGTAGCCCCCTTCCAGCCCGTCCATGGCGATGCGCCGCGCCTGGCGGAAGTCGCGCACCGTGCCCTGCCGGGCGAAGGCTCGCCACACGGCCGGCCACTCTCGATAGTTCGCGAGGAGCTGACGGTCGAGGATGTCGCCCATCAGGAGCGGGAAGTCGCTGGTGGACATCGCTTCCTGTAGGCGGTGAGCCGGGATGCGCCCTTCGTAGATGCCAGCAAGGAAGTCGGTGGCCTCGGCGAGGCGCTGCATGTACATCGGCGAGCGCGAGCCACCGCGGATCAGCCGGCCGCTGCGGGCATAGAGCTGCTCGACCTGGGCCTGCTCGGCCCGGATGGACTCGCGGAGCTCCCAGAACTCCATCGGCTTGACTGCTGCAACGGTCATTGTCGTTACCTCCTCCTCTCGGTGGTTACGCTACCCGCACGCCAAGCACGTACACCGTGCAGGCGGCGTTGCCGCCAGCCTTAGTGCGCGTGATTTTCAGCGTGCCGCCGGCCGCAATCTCATGCTGGGCGTCGTCGATCGTTCCCGCCCGGACGACGGTCTGATCGTTGACGTTGATGTCCAGCGCGTTGGTGATGGCGTTCGCCCCGTTCTTGGCCTGAACGGTGTTTGCCGCCCCTCCGGCGGCACCGGTCTTGACCGCCCACACGTCAAGCACGCGGGTCTTGTGGGTGAGCACGGTGTCGACGTCGCCGGTGGCCGCGTCGGCGATGTCGATGCGATGCAGCACCGGGATGCCACCAACCACGTTGGCGTTCGCTACGTTAGCGAGCTTCACGCCGTTCAGAATGCCGTCCGCGATCTGCGTGAATCCGGGCGGCAGCTTCAGCACGTTGATCGTCGCCGTGGCGCCGGCGTTCACCGTCTCGAGGGCGATGCCGAAGAAGTAGCCGCTCGACTTCTTCGAGAGCTTGGGGGTGTCCGCGTCGACGTAGTAGATGGCGTCGCCTACCGCCACCGCGGAGTTGCCCCCGTCGTCCACGCCCTTAACCGAGAGGTCCCAGACCCCGACGCCGAAGTCGACGCTCGTGTTGGTCGCCGCGTTGCCGCCATCGCCCTCGTCCGTGATGGCCACACCAGTGAAGGAGCCCACGCGCACCGGGTCGCCGGAGTTTGGCGCCGCCGGGTCGCTGCAGACGACCGAGAGGATCGTGTCGTCGAAGACCTTGTTCTTGGCCACGTTCTACCTCCGTCCTGCCGCCGCGATCTTGGCGGCCGATTCGTTCAGGCCCAGCCGCTTGAAGGACTCCTCGATCTGCCGCTCGGAGTCCTGCAGAGCCGCCGGCTCGCCCCCCTCGCTCGGGCCCATGCCGCGGATCTTGCCGGAGCCGACGATCGCCTCGAGGTAGGCCATCTCCTGCTTGGCCGTCTCGGCGATCTGCTTGGCGAAGGCCTCGCGGTCGAGCTTGCCCTCCGCCACCGGCGGGTTGGCGGCGAGCGCCTCCACCAGCCGATTGCGGGTGAGGTCCGGCATCCCCGCGACCCGGCCCAGCGCCTCGGCGACGAAGCTGCGCGCCTCGGCGAGGAGCGCCCCTTCCTCGAAGCGCTTCACCTTGGCCTCCAGCTCGGCATTGCGCGCTTCGAGGCGGCTGACCTTCTCCTCGAGGATTGCCTTCGCCTCGACCAGTTGCTGAAGATTCAGGTCCACTTGGTCCCCCTCCTTTTGGTCTGTGCGGCCTGGTCGGGCCGCCTCGAATAGCGAGAGGATCTCGCCGCCTCTCCCGGCACGGGTCACGAAATCAACGCTCTTGCCGAGCGTAATGGCCTCGACGATCGGCCCCTTGCGCCCTTCGGCCTCGCCCTCCTTGGAGAGCCCGCCGCCGCGGATCGAGAGCCCGATGTGCTCCGCCAGCTCCTCCACGGGCTTCTGGTAGGCGCCGAACACCTTGGCGCTGGCGTAGAGCCCCGGTCCCTTGGGGCCCTGCTCCTGCCACTTCGCGTCCTCGGCGAGCACCGCCGCGAGGTCGCGCAGGTCGCGCTCCGGACGGCCGGCCTCCTCGGCCTTCGTCGGGTGGTTCCAGTACATGTGCATCCCCGACTTGAAGACCTTGGGGCCGTCGCGCTGGAGCACCTCCTTCGGGTAGTAGCCCGACGTGCCCCAGCCCGGGGTGATCAGGCGCACCGGAATGGTGCCGTCGCGGCGCACCTTCGCCTCGATGAGCTCGACGCAGTCGCCGATGAGCTCGGTGTCCGCGCCGCCCTCGGAGATCTCGGTCGGCTTAGCCGCGGGATCGCCCCCGCCCTCCTCGGTGGGCAGCTCGGCGGCCGACTCCTGAGCCTTCTTTACCGGCTCGTAGGTCGTGACCGCGACGACTTCCTCCGGCTCGCCGAGCGTGACCTTATTGTCGACGAGCGCGTAGCTGCGGCGGTAGAGCTTGCCGGGGCTAACCGAGCCCGACGGCCCCTCGTCCTCGTAGACCACGGCCTGTGGGTAGACGTCGCGGACGTATATCCACCGCTTGCCGGCGGGGTCGATCTCGTTGCGGATCGCCGCACGCAGCAGGCTCTTGATGTCGTCGAAGGACATCTCGGCCTCCTGGAGCTGGCGGAGGGCCTCCGTGGCCTCCTTGCTCTCGTCGCCGCCCGTGGCCTCCGGCACGGCGAGCAGCGCCTCGAGCGCGGTGATCGCCGCCCGGATCTGCGAGGCGGTGGCGGCGCTGATGCGCTTGCCGATCTCGGTTAGGTTGATCTGCACGTCTTACCTCCTCTCGGCGGTCACGCCGCCTTCAGCCGTGTGCCCGGCTTCTGCCGGTACAGGCAATCGCACCGTCAGGCCGGATGGCCCAGGGGCCGCTTGTGTCCGCTCTTGAACGCCTGCCGGAGCGGGATCCAACCCTGCGCCTGATTTCCCCGGCACAGCTTGCTCACCCGGTCATCCCCTACGGTCTGCCAGTACTTCTCGATCTCGTAGCCCTCGCCGGCGAGATCCTCGGCCGCGGCGAGGTTCCCCTCCTCGTAGGCGTTGCCGAGCTCCGTCGCCGCCACCAGCTCAGCCCGGTTCTTAATGTGCCCCTGCGGCCGCGGCGCCGCGAACTCGCGGAACTGGGCGACGATCGCCTTCGCGTACTGGTTGACCGACCAGCCCTGCTCGGCGCCACGGGCGAGGATGCCGCGGATGACCGTCTTGGTGGTCGCGTCCACGTGGCGCACGAGCTCGGCGCCGCACTGGTCGAGGTAGGCGACCGCCCGCGGGTTCTCCAGCGTGAAGGAGAGGCCTGCCGGCGCGAGGTCGGTATAGAGCGACTGGCCGGCGGCCAGCATCGCCTCGGCGACTGCTTGCTCCAAGGGCGCCGTGAAGAGCTCGCGCGCCTCGGCGGAGGCCGCATCGAGCAGCGCCAGGATCGCCTCCCAGTCGGGCTCTGGCGTGGCCACTGGCGCCGCCTCGACGAGGGGCAGCAGGTCTTTCCGCGCGGAAAGACGGCGCGCGAAGGCCTGCCCCTGGGCGACGAAGGCCTTCCCGACAGCCTTGGCCAGCCGCTTCTCGAGCTTGCGCAGACGCCAGCGCTTCGAGACCCGCCGCGCCGCCTCGAGAAACTGGTCGAGGGCATCGAGCAGGAAATCGGCGACGGGATCGCCCAGCGCAAGCGAGAGCATCAGAGCCCCACCTCCTTGGACCGGGCCCTGTCGAGCACTTCCTGCCAGCGCTCGGCGTGGCTCTTGACCTCTGGTGCCGGGCGGCCGGTTAGCCTTGGGACCACGGCGGCCCGGAGTCGCCTGAGGAAATCCGGCCCTTCGGCCACCTCGATACCCAGCTCACGTGTCGCTTCTTGCAGTCGGCCACCGTTTGCCTTCAGCCAATGCATGAAGATGATGTCGGGGTCGCCTGGCTTCAAGGTGCGCTCGGCGATCTTCAACAGCACGTCGACGACCGTCACTCGCGGCGCAGTGTTTGCCCCAGCTTGCGCGGCCTCCCGCGCGCACTCTGGACACAAGCCTGGCCCACCGCAGCGCGCCCTTACTCCGTCGACGTTAGGAACCACCCAACCGTGCCCACTCACTCGAACCGCCTCCCCTCTACGTCGTCGCCGATAATGCCGTCCCGGATGAAGCCGTGGTACTCGCCGACGCAGTTGATCGACGGCGTGACCGTGATACAGGGTGGCTCCCCCGTGACCGTCCAGCCTCCCTCGCCGGCCCCATCCGCCCTGCTGTCCACGCAGAACCAGCGACCTCCCTTGTAGCTCGCGCTGGGCAGGCAGACGAAGATCGGCGGCCGCTTCCCAAGCCAGTCCCGCTTGTACTCAGCCGACAGGATGTGCTCGAGGTAGAAGCCGTCGTGCTCGGGGTCGAGCATCTTGGGCGCGAACCACATATCGCCCACCTCGGGCTGCCTGCCCTCGGCGACTTGCCGCTCGCGATCGATTAGTCGACACGGCCAGCTCACGCCGCCCTCCTCATCACCTCGGCGATCGCCGCCCGCAGCTCGCGCACCGCCTCGACGAAGGTCACCATCGCCTCATCGGTCTCGGAGACGTCCCGCTCCCCATCGTCACCCTGCTCATCGTCTCCCTGCCCGGGCTTCTCGCCCTGACCCTGCTTGGCGATGGCCTGCGCCATCTGCTGCTTCTCGGCCCGCCGCTTCGCCAAGAGCGACTCGCCGTCCTCCGGCGCGATCTTCTTCAGGAGCTCGTCGAGGTCCTCGATGCCCAGCGCCGACAGAAGCAGCCGCGCGAGCGTGTGATCGTCCATCGTGCCCACCGGCTCCTTGCCGTCCAGCGTGGCGGCGGAGATGACCGCCCGGATCCGCGCCTCGACGTCGCGCTCCAAAAGGTCGGGGAAGCTCACCTCGACGGTACGATCCTTGCCCTCGGGCAGCTTCCCGTTCATCGCCTGCGCCCTCTGCTCGATCACGAAGGCGAGGATCGCCTTGAAGACGTCGGCCCAGAGCGTCCGCCGATCCAGAAACTTGAGCTCGGTCGGGCGGTCGAGCGACTTCGCCGTGGCGAGGTTCCCGGTGGACACGTCGCCGAAGAAGGTCTCGGGCAGCCCCACCGCCGCGGCGACCATCAGCAGAAAACGCCGGCCCTCCTCGGGGTTGATCGTGGCGCCGCTGACCTTCATGGTCTCGAGCTTGTTGCCGGCGGCGGCGATGAAGGCCGCGCCCGCCGTCGGCGGCGGGTTCGTCTCCGACGTGCTGACGCCCAGCGTCGTCTTCAGCTTGTCCTTCGCCGCGGCGACGCCCTTCGCCCCGCCCTGAGTAGTGAGCTGGAAGACGAACCGCGAGAGGGCCCGGCTGATCGTCGCCCGGTCCTCGAGAAACTCCTTGTAGGCCCGCGCCCAGTCGAGGGCCTGATAGGTCTCGGGCAGGCCGAAGCGCATGTCGCTCAGCGCACCCACCCTCACGTGGTAGACCGGGACATTCCACTCGACCTTGGCGCCCTGCGGCAGCACCGCGGCCGGATCGTCATTCCGCGCGGAAAGATCGCTAGCGCCATCCAGCTCGCCGCCCGCGACGTTGCGCCGCTCGAGCCGCCAGTCCGGGTAGTAGACCGTCTTCTGCTGGCCCCCTTGCGGCGTGTACACCCGCTTGTAGAACCAGGGCGACTTGGCGTCCTCCGGGTCGGTGACGATCTCCGCCACCTCTTCGACGGGAATGGTGCGCACCTTCACGGCCCCCGTGCTCTTGTCGGTGAAGAACACGAAGAACAGGTTGCCGAGCACCTGCAGGTCGCACTCCTTCAGGGTCCGCGCTTGATGCGAGGTGAGCTCCGCGCGGTTCGCCGGGTCGTCGAGGAACCCTTGCACGACCTCGTTGACCGCGGGATCCTTGGCCTGGATGTTCACGCCCTGCGCCCAGACGTAGTAGGCCTGGACGTTGACGGCACGGTTGACGATCGGGTTCTTGAGGTACATCAGGCGTGACTGCCTGATGATCCGCGTGAGGGCCTCGCGACTGAACTCGCGGTCATTCTGCAGGTCGCTCAGCCTCGTCCAGCCCTCCTCCTCGAGGGCGAACTCCAGCTCGGAGATACGCTCCAGGAGGAGTGTGAGCGTCTCCTGGTAGCCGCTCTGGCTCTCTCGCAGCTCCGGTCGCCCGGTGGTCTCGGCAAGCCTCTGCCGCCGCTTCCTGCTCACTTCGCCCCCTAGTAGCTCGAGATGTGGACGCGATCGTCGACCACTACCGTCTCCTCGACCTCAGTCGGCATGAGGCCGGCGACGACGTACCGGAGGGCGTCAAGGCGGTGATACTTCTCCTTTTCCTTGATCTTCTCCGTCGTCGCCCCCAGCTCGTCGACCTCGCGGCTGTAGCTGCCCAGCTCGTCGCGCACGCCGGCGCAAGTGTCGAAGACGTAGAGCCGATACGTCTTGAAGAGCCCGATCGCGCGGTCGATGCCCGCCTCGACGTCGGCGAAGGGGGGCTCCTGCACCGGCACGCCCGCGGCCGTCCAGTCCCAGCGCTGCTGGTCCTCGGAGGGCGCGCCGCCCCAGATGGCCACCAGGTTCGTGCCCTCGGCCACCGTGAGGAAGTCGCCGGCGTGCTCGGCCGACGTCTTGCCGCCCTCGAGCGACTCGCGGTAGAGGTAGAACACGTTGGCCTTGGGATCCAGCGCCAGCCAGACCAGCGCCGTGTGCACCGGGCCGAAGTCGGCGCCGGCGAAGCGCGGCCAGTGCGGCGGGATCCGGAAGGGACGCACGAGGTGACCGCCCGCCTCGCGGTACTCGTCCCGGTAGTCGGAGTAGATCAGGCCGGCAGGCTTGGAGAAGAGCCCCTGATAGAACATGGCGAACTTCCAGTCCGGCAGCTTACGCCGGGCCCGCTCGAACTCCCTCCGCGGGAAGGCCGGGTTGAGGATCGACTCGAACTGGACGACCTCGAAGTCCGGGTCGCCCTTGCGCCACTCGTCGAACACCTGCTGCTTGAGCCAGCCGGTGTTGTAGATCGTCGTGCCGCCGAAGATGCGCCCCTCGTTGAGCGAGAGCCGCCGCAGGATCGCGAGCCACGAGTCGAGCTTGAAGTCGTCCTGCCCCACCTCGTCGAGCCAGGCGCCCTTCGCGGTCGCCGACTCGAGGCTCTCGGGGTTGGTCGCCGAGCCGAAGATCACGCGCGTGGCGTCGCGGAAGAACTGGAAGACCCGGTCGCCCGCGCGCCAGTAGCCGAGCTTCAGCGTGTCCTGGAAGAGCCGCAGGAACTCGGGCAGCATCTTCAGTTTGAGCAGCGGGAAGGTGCTCGTCACCGCCAAGTAGTCCCCCTCGCCGCAGCGTTGGATCTCCCGATAGAGCCAGATCGGGCCGAGGCTGGTCTTCCCTCCTTGGGTACCCGCCAAGCCGAAGACGAAGCGGCGCTCAGAGCGCAGCAGGCGGGACTGACCGGGATGCGGTTTGACGACGAGCCGGCCATCCTTCTCAACCCTCCACAGCTCCGGTTTGGGCTTCTTCGCTGGTCTCGTCGACGGGGTCGGGCTCGTCTCCTCCATCAGACGGATGCTCCACGACCATTTCGGTGACCGGCGGCATTACGTAGAGCGGGTTGTCCTTGCTGCCGAGCGCCGGCTCCTGCTTGTAGAGGTTGAGGTAGCGCGCCCGCCGGTCCATCAGCATGAGCACCCGGTCGAAGGCGAAGTAGTCGACGGTCTTCCCCGAGGCCTTGGGCCAGAGCGCGGCGAGGAGCACGTCGAGCCGCTCGAGCTCCAGCCGGCGCACCTTCTCGGCCTCCTCGGCGAGCTGGGTGTTGAACTCGGCGAGCGCGGCCATGACGTCGGCGTGGGCCTTGCCGCCGTGGTAGCTCTTCGGCACGAGCCCCTTTGCGCGCAACGTCTCGGCGATCTTGCGGTAGCTGCCGCCTTGGAGGCGCAGTGCGAGCGCCGCGGCTTGCCGCTCCTTCCGGCGCAGCTTGGCCGGCGCCGCTGGGTTCGGATTGCCATTGAACGTCTGCCCCGTCTGGGGCGCCTCCTCGGTCATCGTTCAGAAGTTCCCTACTCCGCTGGCGTGAAGTCGACGTAGAACTCGTGTCCCTTGCTCAACTGGCCGAACGCCGCCGGATTGTTGATGGAGATCTTGAAGCTCGCGCTCGGCGTCCACTTCGACCACTTGGCGTTTTCCGTCCCCTCCGGCCCGTAGACTGCCGTCAGATCAACCTGCTCCTGAGAAACCGAGCCGTCAGCTTCCTTGACCTGCAGCACCTGCTGCACCCGCATCTTGCACCGTAGGACTGGATCCACGATCATCTCCTTCGTTCGTTCTGGGGCGTTCCATGTCTTATGCGTTCCCGCCCCGGGCCGGCCGGCGACCTCGGTGGCTGCGGCGGTGATGATGGTGATGCCGGCGCCGGGGCAGGTCTTGCGTCCCTGCAGGGGAAGAAGCCGTTAGGTGCCCGCCGATCGCGCCCCGCGGGGACTGGCCGCACGTCGGCCGCGGCGGCCGAGAAGTCCACCGATCGCGCCACCGACCCGCCTCGCACCGGCCCGAAGCCGAGCCATCAGGCTGTTCACGCCTTACCTCCTTGGATTTGTTGGGAAACAAAAAGGCCACCGCCGGCGCGTGATGCGCCGTTACGGTGGCCTGTGCAGGCCGTTTCGGCTATGGTCTGTTGGGTGGCGGCCCCGGGCTGGTGTCTCCCTTACTCAGGCGAGCCCCTCGCCCGGGGCCAAAAACTCAAAAATGTGTTCTATGCGGATACTATAGCACGGAGCAGGCGAGCGTGTCAATGGGCTAGTCGGCGCGGGTGTTTGGCGTAATGTCGGAGGAGATCGGGATACGCCTTGCTGGCAACCGGTGCTCAAGCTCGACCGTAGTGATTCCCCAGCCCGGCCGCATCGGCGGTTCCGACCAGTGATGGCCCATTGATGGCGGAAGCCAGGCAATCTTGTCAAACTGCGCGAGCTCTATGCGAAACTCAGTCTGCTGTTTGCCAACATCATCCGTGTACTTAGCCGTGCCTTGCAGAACCCTCCCCTTGCCGTAGATCTCCGTAATCCGAGCGAGAGTGCCGAAGTAGAACAAGACTTGATCGTGCGGGGCGAGAAATGAAAGGTGATTGAAAATGCCTGCCTCGTTCAGCGTCCCCGTCCCAGGATACTGGGGGTGGTCCTCATCCGGATCGAAGACGATCCGGACATCCCGCGCCGCACCGGCCCCGTAGTTGCGGATCACCAAGTCGAGATGGCTCATGGTTCGATTCCACGGCCACAACTCAACGTCCAGAACTACGTGCTGGGTTCGGCGAGCAAACGGACACTGGAGGTCCGGGTCTGGGCAGGCACCCTGAGTGACACGGAAGTGGTAGCAGCCATCTGCATGGCCGTGGCCCTCGTCGTCAAGGCAGCCAACGAGCTCACCACGGATGCCAACGTGATCGACAGTGCCGACGAAGCAATCAAGACGTTCTGCAAGAGCCACTTTCGGCAAGCCGACTGCCTGATCGTTCCCGACGGGCCCATTGGGGACATCGTCTGGAAAGCCTACCACAGGGTCAAGGAGGCTCGGCAATACCTCGGGTAGGGCCACAGAGCCCTACCCCACGGTAGGGCCCTAGCAAGAGCCCCTATGGCCGGCCAGCTATAGGGGCTCTTGCTAGGCAGAATAAAAAGCAAGGAGGAAGCCATGTTGATTGCCACCCATCCGGGCACGTGCACTGACGTCGTCGCCGGCATCATGCGGAAGCACGGGGCCCAGCTCGACGTCATCACGAGCCTGCAGAGAGCCCAGAGGGCCGATTTCGACGGCCTGATCCTGCTGGGTGGGGCCGACGTCGGGCCCTACTGGTACGGCGAGGCCAACCGGCACGCCGGGCCGATCGACCGCACGCGAGATCTCGTGGAGTGGGTGCTGATCCGTCGGGCCCTCTCCGAAGGCCTGCCCGTGTTTGGCATCTGCCGGGGCCACCAGATGATCTGCATCGCCACCGGGGGCTCCCTCTACCAGGATATCCACATCGACGGGGCCACCTATCGGCACGGCGGATACGGCCACAAGCTCGCCAAGGTGAGCCGGCCGCTCTCGAAGCACCTCCCGAGCGACTACGTCAACAGCCTGCACCACCAGGCGGTGAAGACGCCGCCGCCGGGGCTCGAGGTCGCCGCGGTGAGCGAGGACGGGCTCGTCGAGGCCCTGTACCGGCCGGGGATCCTCGGGGTGCAGTGGCATCCGGAGATGCTCTACGGGCAGGATCCGCGCTGGGGCGAGCTCTTCCAGTGGTTCCTGAAGGGGCTGCGACCGTGAGCGCCGCGGCGATCGCCCCGCAGCCCGCCATCATAAACAGTTCCGACTGTGGTATAATGGCGGGTATGAAGGAAGAGCTATTCACCAGCAAGCAAGTCGCCGAGAAGCTCGGGCGCAGCCAGCGCGCCGTGACAAAGCAGGCCGAAGCCCTCGGCGTCGGCCAGAAGCTCGGGCCCCTCTGGGTCTTCACGGCCGAGGACGTCGAGGAGCTCAGGAAGGTCGACCCGCGGGGCGGGCGTCCGACGAAGAACGGGCGGATGCGCACCTACCGCACGCCGATCGAGAAGATGGGCTCGAGGGTGCCCAAGAGGTATCGGCGGGAAGATGAGAAGCCCCCGCTCCCCGAGGCTAGTTAACGGGCCCTCCGCGGGCGCGTAGTTGGAGGGCCTGCACCCTCACTCTCAAGTCCTCAGGACAGTCCCCCCGCTCGAGCAGCTCGCGACACTCGGCGAGCACGTCCGCCAGCGAAAGCAGCCCCAGATGCAGCCCCCTCTCCAGCGCCAGCACTTTGCCCTCGAGCACCCGGGCCAGAACGTCGTCCACCGTCACCTCCGCACCCACGTCGCTCTCACCATGGTACACCCGCCTGTCAACCGACTGGGCTCCGCCTCGCAGAGTGCTCCGCGGTCGCGCCGCTTCCGGAGCCGGCCGTCCCGCCGATGCCTCTTTCCGCGCGGAATAATCCGCCGCTGAGGCGTGGCTATCGACCCGACCTCGCCGGAGTCGGACGGGCCCGCCTCCTGCGAGCAGTCGTCGAAGAAGCCCGGCGTCTCCTCCGCCGGCGCCTCGTCCTCGTAGATCCACTCCGGCTGGTACCGCAGGTGATAGACGACGCCGAGGATGTGCCGGCCCGGGCGCGCGACGAGCTCCTCGCGCTCGGCGAAGATGTGCTCGGGGACGGCCGCCGTCACTTGCCCTCCCTCAGCAGACGCTGGGCCTCGGCCAGCGCTTCCTTGCGCGCCATCGTGGCGAACAACGTTTGGAGGTGCTCGTAGCCGACGCGACCGAAAGAGAGGAAGAGCAGGTCGCCGCCCTCGAGCTGGAGTTGGAGCTGGTAGATCGCCTCGCCATCCGGCAGCTTTCGACCGCCCGCTGACGGATGGTCAAGCGTGCGCAGGAAGTAGGCGCGGGGCCTGCTGCGGCGAAGCAGCCGCGTCCACAGCGTTCGTAGCATTGCAGCTCACCTCCGGGAATCTGACATCTAGGCACTCGGCGCAGATGCCGTGTGAATACCCCTTGAGCAGGCCCGGCCAACGCGGGCCGTGGGGCTCGCCGCCGGGGCCGTTGTGCTTCAGACGCAGGCACCAGGCGCACTGGCGGTGTTGGGACGCGAGAACCACGTTCCGCATCGCGCTCACCTTTCTGCCACAAGCGGCTTCCCTTCCATTACTCGGAGGATCTGCCGCAGCTGGCGACCGCTCGTGAGAAAACCGCACTGACACTTGATCGACTGTAGACCCGAGATGGCGACCTGGAGGCCCTTCCCCTTGTGGTCGGAGTAGAAAGAGCCGCCTTCCACCTCGACGAGAATCCTCTTGCACCGTGGGCACCGTACCGACGTCACCCGCGCGCTCCTCAAACGCTGCTCAAAAACGACAAGGCCGCCGCACCAACCCATCAGGGCCGTACGGCGGCCGTCTAGCCGCGCTATAGCTCTACTATAGCAACACGGCAGACGGCCGTCTAGTACCTTATGCCGCAGGGTGGCAGATGATCATCAGCTTGTCGTACAGCCGGTGCGGGTTGATCCAGTCCACGGCCGGCCGCTGCGTGGGCAAGGGCGAGATCTCGCGCACGAGGAGCTGCGCGAGCACGAGGGCCTCGAGGGGTGTGATCGTGGGGTCCATCCCGACTTCCTCCTCTTATTGTTTGGGGCGCAACCCAGCCCGCTACGCCCGTGCTGATTTGACCGTGCCGGCGATCCCCGCAAGCCCCGCCCGGGCGCGCTCCTGCGCGAGGGCCTCGAGCTGCCGCGCGATGCCCGCGGGCACCTCCCAGAGCATCTGCGCGCCTGGGCACTCGATCGGCTCCTTCAATGGTATGATGCCCTTGACGTCGAAGCCGAAGCGCCCCGGCCCGTAGTTGCCGCAGAGCCGCTCCAGGTGCGAGATCCGCGGCAAGAGGTACCCGGTCGGCCGGCAGTCTTCGAGGTAGCCAACGGCGACGATCGCGCGCCGCGGCAGCAGGGTGTGAAACACCGCCGGCGGGATCTCCCCCTTCAGCCACTTCAGGTAGTGGCGGAGGACGCGCTCGATCGGAGCCTCGTAGCAGAAGTCGACGCACTCCTGGGGAAACTTGACCGTCGCGTGTATGGCGATCGGGCCGCGGTAGTCCGTGGCCCAGTCCCGCGTCTCGATGCCCTTCGCGGGCCGCGGGCCGTCCGGCGTCTGTATCATCGCCGCCATCAGGTGTCCGTACGGCGGCCAGAGGCTAATCGCTTTCATCGTGCCTGACCCCTCAGTGTCCGGAATGTGGACAACTTGCCAGATTGTGGATAACTTTTAGGCGTTTTTTCGGTCGCTTCGGCCCCGTTTGGCACGTGCTTTGCTGCTAGGACGACTGAGCGCTGCGCCACTCATTTCAACTCGCCCTCCGCTCTCTCAACCATCTCTTGGCCCACGCCAAGCCAGTCTCATCAAATGGGAATGTTCGGCGGTGCCGCGCGCCGTAGACCACGACCTCGGCGAGGTAGTAGCGGTATGTCTTGGCCGGATGCTTAACTTGGAGCACCGTGAGGTTGCGCACGCCGGTCTGGCCAACAGGTGTGGTCATCAACCCACCTCATAAAGATCATTCAGCTCCGACCACGTTGTTAGCCTGCCTGCCGCTCGCCTCGGCTGCGGCACATCTTTTGTTGTGTGGCAGTGCTGGCAAGTCTGCTTCTTACCTTCGATCCACCACTTGTGCTTGCACTCTGGCTTGGGAAGCGTGTGGTACAATTGGCCATCCTGCGTCCGAATCACGAGGCCGCGGATCTCGCCATTGCAGGTGATCGGGCCAATCACCTCAGCGCCTTGTAGCAGCGCTGGATTAAGGCGCATCATCCCACCATCCATTCTCCTGCCGCTTTCCGGCAGGCGTCGCAGAAAAAGTGCTTGACGTTCAAACACGACCACACGATGTACTGTTTCGCCGGGCTGTAGCAGATCTCGCAGGGCGCAGGCGTGCGGCTTCGGTGCACCGGGTAGCGGTTGAGCTCTTGGGCCAGCTGTCGCGGGCTGGTGAGTCCGGTTGTAAGGATCACGTTCGCCTCCCCTTCGGCCGTTTCGTTTTGTGGCGTATAATATGGGTAGAAAAGCGAAATGCTCGCTTGCTCAGCCTTTCCTCGCCGCTTCCACGTACTGGCTCACTGCCCGGCCGTGGTAGCAGTCCAGTTGGGCACAGACCGTGCACCAGCGCCCCCGGTGCGTCGGCAGCACCAGCACCCAGCGCGGGCTCTCGCTGTCGTCGGCCGCGCGCACGTTGACGGGATGTTGCACCAGATACGCGCCGGGCAGGAGCGGGTTCGGCTCGACCGTCATTTCCCGCTGCAGGACAGTGTCAAGGCTCATTGGTTGCCTCCGGAGACTCCTGATAGGGGAAGTACTCGGCGAGCCGTCCCTTCACCCAGATCGGCACCTCGGCTTCCCGGAGCTGGTGAATGAGATCTCCTGCCCAGTGCACGGCGCAGCCCACGGGGCGGCCGGACTGCTCGCCGATGATTGCCCAGCCGGGTAGGTCTTCGCGCAACTCGCTGTCGTGACCCCAGTCATCCTCGCCAGGACCCCAGGAAACCGTGCACGTGCGGTATAGGATGCTATCGACGTCGATCGGATCGAGCAGCGGCTCGAAGCTGATGAAGTGCACGGCCGCGGGGATGTCGCGCACCAACTCGTAGCGATGGAGAGCGTCGGGAGTGTCGATCGAGGCCCCCAGCCAGAAGTTGGGCGGGAAGGCGCGGCCGCTCCCGTCGAGGCTCTGCCACATCGGCAGCCATTCAAGCATAATCTCACGCATCCGCTCGGCGCACTTCGTGAGGAATATCATCGTGTGGTGAGCGTGCCGCGGCGCCGCGAGCCAGAAGAGAATCTGCATGATACGCAGCTCGGGCACGCCATTTCCGAACAAGTCGCCCATCGACTGGACGAAGATCCGCCTTGGCCGCTTCCACCGCTTGATCTTCTCGATCTCCTCGGGGTGGTAGTGTGGCCGGAAGGCCTGGCAGTCCGGGCAGTCGCGCAGTTTGCGCTTTGCCTGCTTGTGGGCGTAGCAATAGGGACACGGGCGGGGTTCCTCTGGGCTGCCGGTCGGCCCGTAGCAGCCCCAGCCCAGCGGGTTGATGGTTTCCCCCGGCCTGCCGTCATCGCCTCTGCACCAAGGAATCTTCGTCGGCATCAGCAACCTCCCTCGCCTTGCCTGATGCCCAGCATCTCGTCGGCCTCCGCGCGCAGCTCGTCCAGCGCCGCCTCCAGCCACGCGAGCGTCATCCGGATGCGCACGTCGTGCGCCCACGTGCGCAGGATCACCTGCGGCTCGGCGAGCTCGGCACCCTTCTCGATCTCGAGCACCCACGTCCGGCCGTTGTGCTGGCTCGGCAGCCGGATAGCGGCCACCGCTTTGGTTTGCACGCCCGTCGTCACGTTGGAACCTCCGTCATCATTTGTTAGCCGCTCGCATCGCGAGGCGCGCGATGGCCGCCACGAACCGCCAGTTGGCTGGCGGCGTGTCTCGCCACGGTGCTGGCACCGTTGACCACGCCGTGCCATCCTCAACTTCCATAAGTCCCGCCTCGGGTGGTAGCTCGTCGGCCCGGATCAGGCCTTTCGGCGCCGCGAAGTAGAACAGGTTACTGAGCAAAAGCGCCCTCTTGCGTTTCGCTGGGTTCTTCAATTCCGCCAAGAAGTCGGATCGACTCACCTTGATCTCATAGGCGACGCGCTCGTGCCCACGAGAGGGCCACATCGCCATCGCCCAGGCGTCCAGCCTCTGCTCGGCATCCCGACCGAAACCAGTGCCGATGCGCAACTCGGTTAGGAACAGCCATCCCGTGCCGTTTTTCCACGGGTGGCGCTGCTGTAGAGCGGCGATGATGGCTTTGGCGTCGATCTTCAGCGGCGCATCAACCAGCCTCTGCACGGTACTTGTCATTCACCACCTCACTGCCGGCAACTGCTCGCGGATCCGCTGCTCCACATCCGGCGGTAAGCGCCAGAGTCCGAGGGCGCCTTTGCAGGGGATCGGCTCGGGCAGGCGGTGGGTGTTCCGCAAGAACAGGCCATGGCGCCCTCGGGAATAGTCGCCGAAGGCATACTCCTGCTCGCTGAGCTTGTTGACCCAGGCCTCCGCGAACGTGCCGCACATCGGGCGAGAAGTGGGGCGGCAGTCGTACACTTCGGTCACAGCGACGATCACTCCGAGTGGCAAGCCGTCCGCTGGGTTGATGAGATAGCTGGTCTTGGGGTCGGCTTGTGGCAGCAGGTGGCGCTGCAGGTGGCTGTGAAATGGTTCCTCAAGGCAGAGAGCGCGCGCCCACGCTGGGAAGCCCTTGGCGGCGTGAATCGCCAGCCAGCCTCTGTAGGACGTCGACCAGCTCCTTGTTTCGATCTTCTTGGCTTCGATCGATACTAGACTGGCATGCGGTTGGGTTAGGGATAATCCACGAATCATCACACCTCCTCCAGTCCGTTCAACAGCAGCCTGCAGCAGGGGCAGCGCATCTCCTTAGCCCCTCCGCCGCCTCATCGCGTCGATCAGCTCTCGCAGGAGCGGCGTTTGGTCGGCGACCTGTCCATCTGTGGCGGCGTCCACGATTCTGCGTTTCCTTTCGATCAGCTCGTAGATGTCGTCATCCACCGTTCCCGGCGCCAACAAGTACCAAGCGGTCACGGGCCAGACTTGGCCAATTCTGTGAACTCTGTCGGTGGCTTGGTCCATAATTCCGGGCGTCCAACCCATCTCGGCGAACGCGACATTTGAGGCTGCGGTCAAGGTTAAGCCGGCGTTGGCGGCCATCAGGCTGCAAACAATCACTTTGCACTTCGGCTCTCTCTGGAACCTGTCCACCGCGGACTGTCGTGCTACCGCGTCGTCCTCGGCGAAGATGTGGACGGCACCAGAGCCGGCCAGTGCTTGGTATAGGCGATGCTGCACCGCCTTATGGTAGGCGAACAGCACCAACTTCTCGCCGTTGTGGATGAAGTCCTTGACCCATTCCACGATGGCCGGGATCTTCCCTAGTGCAACCAGCCCCTTGAGTCGGTCGGCCTCGGCCCGTTGCTGCGCTTCGCGCAACCCGCGGCGCTGGTCGTCCTCCGCCGCCAAGCTACGCTCGGCCTCCTCGTAGTCGCGGCGGTTCGTGATTGAGATCGGGACCACGGCACGCGTCTTCGGTGGCAAGTCCTTCAAGACATCTGCCTTGCGCCGACGGACGTAGCAGCGAGAGCGCAGGAGCCGGTTCAACTCGTCGAGATACGCCGGCGGCCCCACCTTCTGGCCGGCGAGGCTATAGCCACAGTAGCGACCCAGGAACTGCGCGTAGCCGCCAAACTCGTCGATGCGCTCGATGATCTCGAGCGGACTTGCGAATTCCTCTGGCCCGTTGAGTATCGGGGTACCTGTGAGCGGCAATCTGACCCGCGCCCTCTTCACCAGCGCCCGGGCCGCTGTCGCCCGTTGGGTAGCGCGCCCCTTGAGGTTGTGTGCCTCGTCGAAGACGATGCCGCGAAAGCCACGCTGCGCCAGACCCCGCTGATGGGCCGCCAATATGTCGTAATTGCATACGACCACGTCGGCCTTGTACTGGTGATAGTCTGGTCTGACGCCGCTCAGGACAGTGACCTTCGCACCGGGTAGCCAGCGCTGCGCCTCTCTCTGCCAGTTGAGCTTCAGGCTCGCGGGTGACACCACCAGTGCCGGGTAGGCGTTGGATGCGTGGATGGTGGCAAGGGCTTGACAAGTCTTGCCGAGCCCGGGCTCGTCCGCGATGAAGGTGCGCTCCGTCCTGAGCGCGTAGGCGACGCCGGCGCGCTGAAACGGCCGCAGCTCACCACCCAGACCCCGAATCGTGATCGCGGCGTCCTGCGCGTAGCTCGCCTTTATGTTGTCGGAGTCCAGCTCCATCAATGCTGGTGGTGTCACGCGCTGCCCCCTGTCACGCTACGCGGTCGCCTGCAACGAACGCCGGAATCGGATCTTCGTCCAGTGGCTCTTGATCATCCTCGGTCGGCTCGTCCATCTCGGGGAACATCTCCATTTGGCGTCCTTCGATGGTGATGGTTACCGGTTGGCCGAGTAGTCGCAGCAACGCGATCCCCTGCCTTTTCGTGTCCACTCGCGCCTTCACTGTGATGGTCGCCATCGGGTCGCCGCCAGACATCGCCTTCAGTTTGTACTCATCAAGGTTTGCTTCGAGCCTGAGCATTGCCGTGTTCTCCTTCTGCCGATCTATCGGCTTTAGTGATTTATGGCTTCCGCAGCGCGTTCGCGCTGACTACCACCGTTCTGTTACAGTACGATCCTGCCGTCGTTCAACGTGGGCACTATGACCGGCCACCAGTCGCAGGGTTTCCAGACCTACACGTGACACCATGTATGGCCCCGCAGGATTTCTCCGACGCAGGTCTTGCTGACTCCGTAGGCAGCAGCCAAATCCCGTTGGCTCTCACCGGCCGATGCCCTTGTCTTGATTTCCTTCACAATCACCGCGCTCAGCTTGGCGCTACCTTGACGTTCACCCCTCGCCTGACGTTCTGGATACCGCCGCATTGTCGCCCCGATGTTCGCCCGAGTCCGTCCCTTCTGTGCTCGGTCCTTGTTGTTGTCGCATCTTGTGCCTTCGAAGATGTGTTCGGGCCGCACGCACGGGGGGTTATCACACGAATGCAATCCGCAGGGCTCCGGCCATCGTCCATAAATCAGGAAGAACGCCACCCGGTGGGCCAACTCGCTCTGCCCACGAAAATTGAAGATGCCGTAGCCCTGATCTTGCAGGCCGCCTCGCCATAGCCAGCAGCCCTCACCCTTCTCAACCTTCGCCCAGAATCGTTCGGCTTCGCTCTTGCGGTATCGGCACTCGCGGGAACAGAACTTACGCCTACCGATCCGCGAAGCAAAGACGAAGAAAGTCTTGGAGCAGCCTTCACATACGACTTCGGGCATCTCTCACCTCTCTCAATCCACCGCAATCCGGCCATCGTTCAGGATTTCCACTATCCGAGGCCAATCTGAGGGTCGAAAAACCCACGTCTCGACCCCGGGGCACGCGCGCAGCGCTTCGATCCACTCGACCTGCCCCGGCTCGAATCTGCGGACCACTCGCCGCGTTCCGTCCGGTCGCCGCACGATGTCGCCCGGCTGGTGGCCCTTGCGCAGCCGCCCCCGTTGCGTCTTCAACTCCAAGAACAGCGCCCGCGGCGGCCGGACCGCGATAAGGTCTGGCAGTCCGCTGTCGCTTCGACGCGAATCGTGCGCGTGGTGATGCAGCCAGCCGGTGAGGTCAAGGAGCTCCTCCACCTGCATCTGAAACGCCGCCTCGCTGATCGCCTCGTCCAGCGACCGGGCGACGTAGATGCGCTTGAGATCAGTCGCCATTGCTCGTGGCCGCAATGACGCAGAACATCCAGACGAAGAACATGAACAGAGCCCCTACGATCAGCCCACTGATGAAGAGCAGCACGATCGCACCTCCTCGCTAGTTGTACCGTCCACCGGAAATGGGGTAGCCGAACTCGCGTATCTTGCCCGCCAGCGCGGCCTTCTGCTCCACGGCCTCGCGGCTCAGCCCCTCCGCGTGGGCGTACGAACCGCAGCGCCCCCGATACTCGACGACGGCCGTCACGCCCGAGCACTCCGTGACGTAGGTGGCGACCAGTATCAGGTGGTAGAGCCCGAGCCGGCTGGCGTCCTGCGCTCGCTCGAAGGTCATCCGCACCGGCGTGCCCGGCAGCGGCTCGCTGCTCGCGAACTCCTCGAGAAACTCCTCTTCGCTGTCGAAACTGATGCGCACGGTTAGCCCTCCTTCGTCCAGTCGGTGGACTGGATTGCCGCCGGGCGGTAGTCTGCGAAGTCAATGCCGCCCAGCCAACGCTGGCGGTTCCAGAACTTGGCTGTGTCGCGTAGCTGCCGCTCCGTCCATCCCGGCGCTACGTAGTCATTGCGAGTCAGTGCCCTGAGTCGCTGGTAGCGCATGGCGTTCATTCTGATCTTCTTCGCCTTCAGCACCTCGAACCGGTAGAGTGCATCCTCTGGCGAGTCCTCGAAGCCGAACAGCACGTAGACCTGAATCCTGCGGTTGCCGATCCCGGCCCGGTTCAGCATGTCGATGGCCTGCATCACGGCCGACTCATCGTCCGTCCTGTCCCACGCTAGCCGCGCCACCGCGAGATCAAGCTCGGCCAACCGGCCTGCATGGTAGGCCGTCAGCAGGCGGGCATCGAGACCTTGATTGAAGTCGACGCAGGGTACCGGCTTTAGACCATCGATCACCCGGTCGAAGTGCTTGCGGCTGCACGCCAGCAGGTTGTTGTCGCAGACGATGGGTTTGGGCTCCCAATTGGATAACTCGCGTAGACCACCCTCAATCAACGGCACGGCGCAGAACGGGCAATTGTTTGGACAGCCTCGGCTGGTGAACGTGGCCTCAGGATTGTGGTGGGGCAGGGCGCTGACCTCGCCATCCAACTCAGCTACCGGCCTACCGTCTTTACCGAATAGTGCGCGTGGATGGAGTGCTACGGCCGGTCCGCCGGCGCGGACGTGGTAACCCGCCGACTTGAGCCAAACGCAACGCGAGAAGGCGCGCGGCAGCAGCCAAGTAAACGGCACAGAGACAAAGGCTGTGTTCCCCTCAACCCATTCGGCGATGCCCTTGCGCCAAGGGGCGTGTTGCTGCCGTTTCCTTCTGCCGCTCACGACTCCACCCTCCTCTTGTGCGACCGTCCGCCCGGCTTCATCGGCCTAGCCCGATCCACCTTGTTCGCCCGCCGATACGCATACTCGCAGTCGTGGCTACAGTACACGTGCTCGCCCACCGCGCTGGGAATCCGCCAGACCTCGCCGCCGCACCAGTCGCACGCGTACTGCTGCGCGGTGCTCACCCGCTCCTCTGAGACGCTCCGCCGCGGCACGCCCAGCCGATCGCAGATCCGGTCGACCTCTTCGCGGCCGGCTGCTGTCAGCACGTAGTCGCAGCCGTCGCGCACGAGGAGGCCGGCGTCGACGAGCGCT